TAATATTTTTAACTTGATTATCTAACTCTTTTGATTGAGATGCAGTTATTCCAGTATCTTCTCTAAACTTTTTAGATGCAGCGGATAACTCTGTAAATGAATCTAATGCAGCTGCTAATAATAATCCTATCAATACAAGAGGTAACATTCCAGACATTAAACCCTTTCCCAAATCTTTGGCCATGTCAACACCATCTTGAAGAAACCCTGGAAGCCTTTCATATAATTTATCACCTTCTTCTTGTATCTGATTTAATCTCTCTTTTTGTTTTATTAGATTTTCATTTAATTCAAATAAATCCGTTAATTTCTTTTGCTCTTCAGGTCCTAAATTGGCAATACTTTCTTCAAATTTAAATCTTCTATTAGCTGCTTCATTTTGACCTAACATTTCATCTTTTACTTTAGCTGCTTCTTCAGCTTGGTCCGTAATAGATGTGTATAAGTTTGAATATATTTCTAATTTTCTTTGATTAATCTTTAATTCATCATCACTTAATCCAAATTGTTGTTCTTTTAAATCTAAAATATCACTTGCAAGAGAAGCAAATGCAGTACCACCTACTTTATTAGTAGTTATTAATTTTCTAGCATTAATGTTTAATTTTGTAAAAGAAGTTTCTAAAGTGTCTTGTAATTCTTCGTATTCCTCTGCTAATGTATTTTGTTTCTGTAATGGGTCTATTTGCTTTTGTAAAATCTTTAGCTTTTCCTTCTCTTTCTCAATTCTCTTTTCAAGTCTTTTACGTTCTTCCGCACCAACTATCGCAGCCTTTTTATTTTGCTCCTCAATACGTTGATTAACTTCTTCAATTTCTCTAAGAAGGTCTAACCTAATCTCTTCTGCACTATCTGATAATCTATCCATTAATTATAATCTTTTGGTATCAATCCCCAATCCTGAAACATTTTGAACATTTCAGGTTTATCATCTTTTAATTTATCGATTTCAGGCTTATATTTGTAGTTTAATTTATCCACATCAGCCTTTAATTTTTGTAAGACAGGGTCGTTATCAATCATTTTCTGAAGTTTTTGTGGTGTTCTCTTTTTAGTGAACAATCCAAAAAATTCTTTTAATTTAGATTTTTTTATTTTATAATGTAATGCCATCTTCGTTTGTTTATAGTTATTCAATCTATAAATATCTAATAAAATAAAAAAGTTAGGAATAAGAGTGGTTATCTCTTAATCCTAACTTTAGATGCGTTGGAAGATTGTGCTTTTTTAGTATCTTCGTTTTCTTTTTTCTTCGATTCAACTAATTTATTATAGTAAAATCTCCTAAGATGGGTTGGCATTCTATACAATTCCATCATCGAAAAACCATTACTATACTCCACCATTTCAAATATTTGAGTGTGGAGTAATAGACTATGATTCATCGCCAGGCCAAAAAAACCCTACGCCCATTGGAATAGGCGCCACCTCACTTTCTCCATCTTCATGTACATATGTAAATGTCATGTTCATATCTGGAGAGATTTTTTTAATATGTTCTCTAAATGCTCTACTATCTTTTGCTAAAAATGCGTTATTAATGAATTTGTTGATATGACCTAAATCTGAATTACCATCCACACTTTTAATCATATATCTTAATCTAGTTGTAATTTCATACGAACCATCTTTATTCATTTTTTCCAATGCTGCTATATCCTTATCAATTAACTTCTCATCACCATGCGTAAGTAACTTAAATGTTAATTTATTACCACTTGGTGTTGTAAATTCAAATTCATTTTGATTAGCAAAATTAGAATAATCAACATCTTTTGTTTTAATTTGAGCCAAATCTACTGTTGTTTCGATGGATTTTCCTGCTTTGGATGAATAAAATGAAATATTATAATTAGGACCATATCCTAATAGTCTTGTTGCTAATACTATTGCATTTTTATCACCTACTAAAATATCATCTATATTAACAGAATCAACAATAATGGATTCAAATAACTTATCTAATACAATTCCTTTTTTAATTAGGTTTGTAGAAGAAAGTATATCTTCCTCTTTTGCTGTCATATATTTTATTGTAATTTGTCCAGAAGATAGAGGATGCTCTTTTGGATATAATTTACCTTTTGATGGTAAATCCAACACTTCTGTTGGGAAATCGAATTGTTTTTGATTCATAACTTTACTTTGTTTAAGTTTGTATATATAAATACATAGTTTTTAAAAAATTAGAAAGCATAAAAAAGGGGATATTTTGGTATCCCCTTTAGTTTTATGTTTTTTTGAATATTAATATTCAAGAATTGCGTAATCGTATGTTAATGTCAAATCGATTGTTGCTGGTTCATTTGTGTTAGAAAAGTCCAATTCACCAAAAGAAGCTTTAGTAATAAATGCTCCTTTTAAAGTCCATTGTTCAACCTTATCACCAACAGGACCTAACATATAAAAACTAATGTCCTTTTTATAGAATTCAGCGTATCCATCTCTACCAGTAATTGATTCATGTGATAATCTCACCCACTCCATTACTAATTGAGCTGCTGAAGGAACTACTGGGTCATATAAAGTGATATTTAAGTCCTGCCACTCACCTTTACCCTTTAATTTTCTATAAACGTTGATATGGTCTATTTTTACAGTTTCAAAATTTATTTCTGGTCTGTTTGCTGTTTTAACCATATATGCGGGAATACCCACACTTGTCATTTCCATATAGTAGCGGTTTTTCATCTTCGGTTCGAAGGTATCCGCTATCATTTGGGTATAATTTAATATATTATCTGCCATTTTTGTTCCGTTTTATTTTATATTAATAAATATCTACTTTGTTTATTTTCGTATTATGCTGAGAAAGATGCTCCAGTTGGTAAGATGTTGAAATCAATTACTATGAATTCAGCTGTCTTAGTTGGTTGAAGGAATATTGCTCCAGCTAATATGTTTCTATCAATTACATCCGGTGTGTTATTAGATTCATCCATTACAACATTGAATGCGTACAAACCTTGTCTTTGTTGGATTGATTCTAAATAAGGAGTCACAGTGTTAATGAATCTTGCTCTAGTTTCAGTTGTATTTTGTTCAAATACTAAGTAACGAGATGTAGATGCTATGAACTTCTTCATAGTGATTAACAATCTTCTAACATTGATTCTATCTAAAGCAGATGCTCTATCTTGCAATGTCTTCTGTCCGAATGCTACGATACCTTGTCCAGGGAAAGTTGCGATAGGGTTTACTTTATTTTCATAAAGAATATCTCTTTCAGCATGTGTTAATCTATTTAATACACTAACTGCTCCAGTGATACCACCTCTATTCAAACCAGCCGGTGCGAACCACTCTGCTGATAATCTATCACTACTAGCGAATACCGCTGGTAACAATGTAGAAGGAGGTACAGTTGTAAGTTTGTTTGTATTACTATCTATAGTCTTAACCCAAGGGTAGTAACAAGCTGCGTAGTTTGAATCCACTGCTTGTGCTTGTTCAGTTGCTGTTGTGATTGAAGAATCATAATCAGTAAAGTCAGCAATATAGAAACAATCTTGTCTATCTTCAACCATATCAATCATTTTAGTAACGATTGCAGGGTGTAATTCTCTATTAATACCAGGTATTGATACTAAGTTAATATCATATTCATCAGGATTAGATAAAGCGTTGATTGCTTTTGAATATCCTAAAGAACCAGATGCTGTTGATTTAGAACAGTTTAAACCTTGCGTATTAGCTGCTCCCCACTCATCATCACCAGCTAATGCTATTTTCACAGTTGGAGATACACCATCAAAACCACCTTGGAAACCTAAAATAAATTGTCTCTTAACCATATCAGCTCCAGTAGAACCAGTCATTACATAATTTAATTGAGAATCAAATGAGAATGCTGTATTTGCTCCAACAGTTGCTCCATCAGGAATTGGATTTAAATAAATTGCGTTATCACCAGCTATTCCAGCAGTATCAAAATCCATACCACTATAATATATAGTAGATGTTGTTGTGTTATTTGCTGAACCAGTTTGGTAAACTACCGTTGGTACATATGATGCTTCCGTTGAGTTATTAGTTGCTATTGGGTTAATGTAAGCTGCATGTCCAAATGGTGCTGCTGAAATTGGGAATGAACCTGGTTCAGATACTTCAACTCTAAAGTGAATTGATTTATTTGAATAGTCACCATTTTCAGTAATCTTACCATTATCATCGATTGTGAAACTTCTATCACCAATCACTCTAGCAATATATCTAGGAGATGATGGGTCTAAGTTTACATTACCAAATGATTCAATTACACTAGCTCTCTTATCACTATCACCATAAGTTCTAAGTGTTACAGAGAATGTTGAGTAATCAGTTGAACCATCTTCACCAGCTGCCTTAACATTAGAAATACCAATTTTGTATTTAGTATTATATGGAGTACCATGTCCTAATGTATGGAAACGGAAAAGTTGATATCTATCTCCACTAATTGTTTGAGATACAACCCAAGGAGTATGTGCTTCTTTAACATCATATTCAAAGTTTTGGTCAGGTAAATAAACTGCACTTATTACAGCTTTGTTACCAATCGCATCAGATGAACCAGTAAATGAATTTGCTATATTTTCGAAGAATGTGTATGCGTATGCTGCTTTAGCACCAAATGGAGATTCACCAAATACATCAGCCACATCGTTAGTTGCTGTTGCTAAAATTGATGCAGATATCGAAGTCCATGCATTTGTTGCTGATAAAGTACTACCTACCGTAAATCCT